TACATATTAGAAGGTCAGTTTGATTCTATGTTTGTAGAAAATGCTGTAGCATCAGGAGATAGTAGTCTGGAGATGTTAGCTGATTCTTTACAGAATAGTAATAAAAATCATATAGATACAGTTCTTGTATATGACAATGAAAAACGTAACAAGCAACTTGTAAATCAAATAGAACATGCTATTGAAAATGGTCATAAAGTCGTAATTTGGCCCAATGATATGTCAGGAAAAGACATTAATGACATGGTAAAGGATTATGGCTATACAAAAAATGAGATAATGGAAATCATTCGCAAAAATACTTACGAGAGTTTATCAGCTGGATTGAGATTCTCACAATGGCGAAAATGTTAGAAAAGAAATTTGTTCTTCTATTCTTTTTGTCTATTTTAGACCTAGCATTTACTAAAATCATAGTTGATCATTTAGGTGTTGACGCAGAATTGAATCCTGTCATGCGCCATATGATAACACATGACATATGGATTAGTCTTATCTTTAAATTGATTACTTTGTTATTCTTTGCTTGCGTTATTCACCTACATATACAAAATGACAATCATCTAAAGAAATTAAATCGTGCTTTAAATTTTGTCTTAATTATTCAAGGGACAATTGTTCTTTATAGCTTATTCGTTATGGAGTTACTCTAAATGACTGATAAAATTGATGTTTTACCTACAATTGATGGAACACCAGGATTTGTGCGTCTTGTTGATCATATGGGAGATGACTTAGCAATTGTACGTTCTGCTCGTGTTTCATATAATGCTGATTGGAGAGTAGGTGAGGAAGAAGGTAAGGATGAAAAGCTTATTCATTATCTTTGGAAGAATAGACACACTTCTCCATTTGAAGTAATTTCTTTTACATTTGAAGTAAAAGCTCCTATCTTCGTTTTCCGTCAATGGCATCGTCATCGCACTTGGTCATACAATGAAATTAGTGCAAGATACACTGAATTGGATGAAGGATTCTATCTACCCAATCTAGAACAAATTACAACTCAAAGTTCATCAAATAAACAAATGAGAACTAATGATCAACATCCTCAGGCAAAACAAATACAAAATGTAATTCATGATGTTTGTAAATCTAACTTTGAAGATTATAGACATCTAATTGAAGGTGGATGCCCTAGAGAACTTGCTCGTTCTGTTCTTCCAGTTGCTGCTTATTCTAGAATGTTTGGAACTGTTGATCTACATAATCTATTTCATTTCTTGAAATTAAGACTCCATTCACATGCTCAATATGAAATTAGAGTATATGCAGAAGCTATCCTTGCATTAATTGAACCTATTGTTCCAATTGCTGTTAAAGCATTTAAAGAGAATATGTAAATGGCTGCACCCATCATTGAAAGTTTGAAGAATCAAATAAAAGAAATTCAAGCAAAGATTGAAAAAATTCAGGAGGATTGTTCTCATCCTCCTTTGGTATTACAAAAAATTCATAAGAGTAATACTGGAAATTATGATCCAAGCAATGATAGTTATTGGATTGATTTTCATTGCCAATTATGTGATAAGCGTTGGAGACAAGATCAATAAATTTGATCTAATACTTCCAAACGCTATATAAAAAACTAAATCAATTTTGAAGAAAGAAATAAAAGATGACAACACTTCCAAGCTCTTATCAATCCTGGATACATGTAAGTAAATATGCAAGATATAGAGATGAATTAGGTCGTAGAGAAACTTGGGAGGAAACTGTTGATCGTTTTATTAATTACTTCAAAAAAAGAACTACAACAGGAAACAAAAAGATTCCTTGGAATGAATTGCGTCAAGCTATTCTAAATCTAGAAGTCATGCCTTCCATGCGTGCTCTTATGACTGCTGGAGATGCCTTAGATATTGATCAATGTGCCGGATATAATTGTTCTTACATAACAGTTGATAATCCCAAAGCATTTGATGAAATTATGTATATTCTCATGTGTGGAACTGGTGTAGGATTTTCTATTGAATCGCGTTACACGAATAAGCTTCCAGAAGTTCCAGATGAATTACATAATTCAGATACAACCATTATTTTTAAAGACAGTCGTATTGGTTGGGCATCTGGCTATAGAGAACTCATTTCTTTACTCTATTCTGGAAAGATTCCTAAATGGGATGTATCCAAACTTCGTCCTGCAGGAGCACGTCTAAGGACTTTCGGGGGACGATCTTCAGGTCCAGAGCCGCTGGTAGATCTAATGCACTATACTATCAATCTATTCAAGAAATCTGTTGGTCGTAAACTAACGACACTTGAATGTCATGATTTAGTTTGTAAGATTGCTGATGTTGTTGTGTCTGGTGGAGTTCGTCGTTCTGCACTGATCTCACTAAGTGATCTGAATGATGATCACCTACGTTTGGCGAAGTTTGGTGAATGGTGGAATAATAATGCTCACAGAGCGTTATCTAACAATTCTGCTGTATATGAACAGAAACCAGATATGGGAATCTTCATGAAAGAATGGCTTTCCTTGTTTGAAAGCCATTCTGGAGAACGTGGAATCTTTTCACGCAAGGCTTCGCAAATTCATGCTGCTAAGTATGGTCGTCGAGACCCAGAATTAGATTATGGAACTAATCCATGTTCTGAAATTATTCTACGTCCTTATCAATTTTGTAATCTTTCTGAAGTTGTTGTAAGAGCAACAGATAGTCTAGAAGATCTCAAGAGAAAGATTAGATTAGCCACAATCATGGGCACTCTTCAATCAACTCTTTCTGATTTTAGATACTTAAATAAGAAATGGAAGAATAATACAGAGGAAGAAAGATTGCTTGGTGTTAGTCTAACAGGAATAATGGATCATAAAATTTTAAATGGATCTAACTTAAACAAGGTTTTTCCAGGAAGTAGTGAAAATCTTTCTGAATGGTTAGATGAGATGCGTTCGCTAGCGGTAGCAACTAACAAAGAATTTGCAAAATATCTAAACATAGAAGAGTCTGCTGCAATTACTTGCGTGAAACCTTCAGGAACTGTTAGCCAGTTAGTTGATTCTGCTTCTGGAATCCATCCAAGATATTCACAATACTATGTTCGTCGTGTGAGAATGGACAAGAAAGATCCTCTTTCAGATTATATGATTAAAAATGGATTTGTTGCTGAAGAAGATTTTTATGCCAAGAATAATTGGGTTTTCTCTTTCCCAATTGCTTCTCCAGAAGGTGCTGTAACCAACAGTCAAGTGTCTGCTATTAAGCAACTAGAACTTTGGAAAATCTACCAAGAACATTGGTGTGAACATAAACCATCAATCACTGTATATGTTGGTGATGACGAATGGATGCAAGTAGGAGCTTGGGTATATCAAAATATGGCCATTCTTTCAGGAGTAAGTTTCCTACCTCGTGATAATGGAACTTATCGTCAAGCACCATACGAAGAAATTACAAAAGAACAATATGAAGATTTATTGAAACAAACAAAGACGGATATTGATTGGACTGGTTTCAAAGAAGAAACCGATCAAACAACATCAGCCAAAGAACTGGCTTGTAGCGCTGGAGTATGTGAGATTTAATTATGGCTAAGAAGAAATCATTTGAATTGTTCTGTTTTTCTTGTGATGCTGATTTCACCATCAAGATTGACGAGGAGAACAGTAAGATGGAAGCAACCTATTGTCCATTTTGTGGTGAAGAAATAGACAAAGAAGATGAAGTAGAAATTGAAGAAGAGGATCTAGATACAGAAGATGAAGATCGTTGGGATTGATTATAGCATGTCATGTCCAGCAATGTGTTTGCTGGATGAAAGTTTAGAATTTACCAAATCTAGATTCTATATCCTATCTGATCGTAAGAAGGATTGTGATGCTATTGTCTCTAATGTATTCTGTAGACCTCATGCTCTCTATAAAACAGAAACAGAAAGATTTGATAAGATCTCAGAATACTTCATTTCTATCTTAGAAAAAGAAGGATTATTGAAAGAACATTCTTCAAAAGTATATCTTGAAGATTATTCTATGGGATCTAAAGGAAAGGTGTTTAATATTGCAGAGAATACAGGTATACTGAAATTTAAGCTACATCAAAATCAAATTCCTTTGATTACAATACCTCCTACAGTAATAAAGAAATTTGCTTCTGGTAAAGGCAACTCAGACAAAGAAGGCATGTATAAGGCATTCTTAGACCGAGGGAATCCTGATATCACTAAACACTATTATGTGAAGCTGAATCCTAAAATCACTTCACCAGTGTCAGATATTGTTGATTCTTACTTTATCGCACTGTATGGTGCACAAGATAAGACGTGATACGCTATATACTGAACATACAACGCTATACGAATTGATACATTAATATAAGATTATACGATAGATATGAGATCCGTACCATAAGATGAGCTTATGGACTCTCGTGCAAACTGGAGTAAGATTGTGACCAACTTGAAATGATTGCAATCTGTGTCAAATTATTCATGCAAGTGTAAAGGGTGTTTTGTTAGGTTAATTATCACCCTAACGTGGTGGCCATCTGAAGCGATAAGAAAGCCAGAAGGCTCTAAGTTGTGAATCTCCCTAAAGTCCCGTACCAGAGCGAGCCTCATGCAGGTGTAGTATCCGGGTAGAGAAGATCAACACGGTCCAATGAAGTTCATTGGTTGCTTGTTTCAAGTGCGAGGTTGGCGCCGTTACTCGTCCATGCACCTTGTTCATCGCTTTCACTAGCGAGGGACAAGGTGCTTCAATTCCACCACCCACGTGTCAAACAGAAAAGACAGAATTCTTAAAAACTTAAGTTACTTTAGTACTCTTAAATTGCCATTATCACGTTCATAAATAATTAAACAAATGTGATCAAAAGCAATTTATCATGACTCCACTTTATATCTACACCGATGGATCATTCAAAGGTCCAAAAACTTCTAAATCTTTAGGTTTCTACAATCCTGTTCCAATTGGTGGTTGGGCAGCTGTATTTGTATATAAAGGATCAGAAAAGATAATCTATGGTTGTGAATCATTAGACACAACCACTTCTAACAGAATGGAAATTGCAGGTGTATTGAAATCTCTTCAAATTCTAAATAGATCATTTCAACAATTACAATTCATTAAAGAAGTAGTAATTTTGTCAGATTCAGAGTACACTGTTAACACAGCTGATAAATGGTTAAGAACCTGGATAGAGAAAGATAAAACACATAATAAGAAGAACATGGATTTGTGGACAGAAGTTTATCAATTGCAAGAATCATTAAAAGATAAATTTCAGATAGAATACAAATGGATTAAAGGACATGCAGGTCATAAATACAACGAATTAGTTGATAAGATGGCTAATAAAGCTAGAGATGAGCAAATACAGAAATTAAACATTTCATGAAATCAAACAATCAAGAACCTAAAATGACTGATGTTTTTGACATCAAGAATTTTAATGTGTTGAAAGATGGACAATTTGATGGATGTTATTTCAAACAATCCCAGAAACCAGAAGAACCTGCTAAAGTTAATTTTCAATTTTTAAAATGGAATGAAATGCCACTTTGTGAGATTTCTCCTCATACAGGATTCTATAATTATATTATCATTTTGAGTGAGAAATTACTAGATTTAGAAGGTATTGAAAATCCTGAAGAAATACGTGCGATTGTATATTATCATGCCTATTTGGGAAATCCTCTTCAGTTTGTTAGAAATCAGGCCAAGATAGGTTCTGAAGGTCTAGTGATTAAGAAATCTCATGTTGGATACCTATTGGCACAGAAGATCTTAGGTACTACTGGTGCTGATATGGTTCAATCTAAATTAAATACAGATTTGATACAATTTCAATTAGAAAATGGATTGGTGAAATAGAATGAAATACTTGATTGCTGGGTGTGCAGGTTTCTTAGGATCTAACCTATCTGATAGATTGGTGAAAGCTTCTAGATATAATCATGTGACAGTGGTAGATGATCTCTCTACAGGAAATCTTGTGAATATCTATCATTTGATGGGATTGAAAAATTTCAAATTTATTCATAATGATATTACACAAAGAAATAATTGGTTCGAAGAAAAGTTTGATGTAATTTTCAATCTGGCATGTCCTGCATCTCCTATTCATTATCAAGAAACGCCCATCCGTACCACAATAACATCCGTTCTGGGGACGTATAACCTCCTAGAATTGGCGAATCTTAATAAGGCTAGGTTTCTACAGGCTTCTACTTCAGAAGTTTATGGGAATCCTGAAATACATCCTCAACCTGAGAGTTATTGGGGAAATGTGAACAGTTTTGGACCCAGATCTTGCTATGATGAGGGGAAGAGATGTGCGGAGTCTCTTTGTTATGATTTTCAGAAATTGGGAGTAGATTTGAGGATTGTTAGAATCTTTAACACATATGGACCCAACATGGCTGTTAATGATGGTAGAGTGGTTTCTAATTTCATAGTACAAGCTTTAAAAGGCGATTCCATCACTATCTATGGAACAGGTGAACAAACTCGTAGTTTTTGTTATGTAGATGATTTGTTGGATGGATTTTTAGCAGTGTTGGGATCTGATATAAAGACACCTATTAATTTAGGTAATCCTGTTGAATTTACTATGTGGAAATTGGCTCAGCTAGTCATTACTATTACAAATTCCAAGAGTAGAATCGTATTTAAGGACTTACCAAAGGATGATCCTGAACGTCGTCGTCCAGATATCAAACTCGCTAAGTCTTTAGGTTGGTGTCCTTCTATCCAGTTGGAAGAAGGATTAAAAAAGACAATTGAATATTTTAAGAAGGTTATATGATGTTTGATTACAATCAGTTGAATGAAGTTCTTCATCACAATGTTTGTTTGGTCACTTTCGTGAAAGTGGATGGAAGCACTCGCAAGATGCGTTGCACTCTTAAGAGCAATTATTTACCAGAAAACTACGATGATAGAGATGGTTCACTTCTTACAGAAGGTGATGGAGTTCAGGAAAGACTTTCTGTTTTTGATCTAGATTTAGATCAATGGCGTTCTTTCCGTGTTTCTTCTGTCAAGGACGTGAGAGTATTAGAATGACTAAGAAACAACGTGAATATGTGAGAGATACAATCGAAAATGAAGGTTTCGATTATGCTTTCCGTCACTATAGTGATTATGAAGAAATCAAGGATGAGAAATTTCATGAGTTGCGTAAAGCTTATGAACAAGCAGCTAAGGAACTTGAAGACTACATCGGATAAATCTAATGTATCACAAATCTGAACCTTCTCGTGATGGAATCACTCCTTCCACGACGTGGGATTTGGTCTATGCTTTCAAATGGTACAATGATAATGTATCTGATGCCGATGCAGCCAAATACCTAAACACAGATATTACCACAGCAAAACGTTTTTTGACTTTGGCATGGGCTGAAAGACTCAAGACGCGCGGTTTTGTCTTTCCTGAAAAAGAACAACAGACTTATCTTTTACAACGCTCTAATTTTGATGCTTATATTCTAGCATTAGAAAAGACTAAGATAGAGAAACCAGTTGTAGATGTTCAAGAACGTATTAAACAGAAAACCTTTGATTTGCTAGATCTTTATGAACAGAAATTCTATGAATGGGTCAATCAGAAAATCGCAGTAGACTTTCATCAATATTTTTTGAACATTGGTGTTAAACCTCAACATGTTTCATTGATGATTAAAGAGATTGAACTATTACAGTCTGAAATGAAACAGAATCTTCATGGACCTGCCTTGGCTGCTTTGAAGAAGATTTCAGAAACCAAAAAGACAATAGAACGCAAACCAAGAAAAAAGAAACCTGTTGATCCCACTAAATTAGTGGGTCAGATGAAGTATGCTGAACGTTGTGATGAATTGGGATTGGTTTCTATTCAACCAGAAACTATCTTGAAAGCTGAAGTTCTTTGGACATTTAACACCAAGTATAGAATCTTAGGATTCATTCAGGCTAAGCAAGGTGAAACACTTTCTGTAAAGGGTTGTACGATTGTTAATTTTGATGAGATTTCTTCTACTAAAACCATCAGAAATCCAGAAAAGATGTTTCCAGATTTCTTGATAGGAACATTCCCTAGAAGACAGAAAATTTTCAATGAAATCAAGGCTAAACCAGCTAAAATTACAGGAAGAATTAACAAGGATGTGGTACTTCTAAAGGTAGAACATAAATAAGAGAGTTCTATAAATCTATGTTGAGGCTCTCTAATGTTAAGGATCTATGGGGAGATGCTGACGGTAGAAGAAAAGAAGTTTCTTCATAAAGCTGCAATCTACACTATGGATTATTTGGTATCAAGAAGAGCAAGAAAGAATACTTCTATTGTCATCAAAATTCAAGAAATTCCTAAAGTAAAAGGACGTGTTGTCTACAGAGGATTTACTAATACCACTCTAGTAGATGACATGAAATTTTTTGAAGTTATTGTTGACAAACGTAATATCAACAAAAGAGGCTTGAAACCTTCAAGTAAATTCAAGAAACTTTTGTACACAATGATGCATGAATTGGTTCATGTTAAACAAGATATCAAGAATGAATGTTTTTATTATGCTGATGGTGGAGTGAGATTCAAAGGTCAAAAACTCAATCGAGAACAAGTTGAATCTCACGATGATGACACTTACTACAATCTTCCATATGAAATTGAAGCTTATGGAAGAGAGCAGCACTTGGTTAATCGATTTTTGAAGATGCACAAGCGAGAGGAAAATGAAAGAAAGAGTGGAGAATGATAGTTTAGATGATTTTGAACAGCGCAAGAATAATGGCGCTAAAAAATATAAGAATTCAAAACAAAACTATCGTGATGGTGATAAGAAGGTGCACAGGGTTGGAAATAAATCTCGTTGGAGATATGATCCTAATCAGTTATATGATGGAGAAGATGATGAACAAGATCATGGCTACTCATCCGAAGAATGAAGAAATTTCAATTTTTAAATATAAAAATAAATTGAATGGTTTGCTTTATTTCGGGACAGGAAAGAAATCCAAATATATTGATGGTGATAAGTATTTGGGTGTTTTTAAAGATGGTAGATTTGATAATCTTATTTACATCCGTGCTGATGTTTTAGAGAAAATTTAATCACTGAGCTCAATTTATTATGAAGAAACCAGAAAAACAAAGATTCGAACAAATTCCAGGTCTTGATCCTACAGTTCTAGATGTTTATGCTCAATGGGTAAATAGCATTTGGAATTGGCATCCTAAGAGAAAGAAGAAAGAAACTTTAAGGGATGATTTTATTATGACTGTAGGACTGGGTGGAGAAACAGGAGAAGTCCTGGAAATTTTAAAGAAGAAAGTTCGTTCTAATGGTAGTTTCAATAAACAACATTTACAAGAAGAGCTTGGTGATGTTTTGTATTATCTAGTAAAGATTGCCAACAGTCATGGTATTACGTTTGAGGATATTTTGGTTGGTAATTATTTGAAATTAGAAGAACGTTTAAAACAAAAATCTACAGTGAAGAAACCTGAGAGGAAATCTTAAATGTTTAGCATTCTGACATATGTGAATTATTGGAATACTCTTTTTGGTTTAATTTTCTATTGGCTTCCTATTGTTGTGGTTCTTCAGCATTACTTTCGAGTATTTGCTAGAATGTATAAAGATGATTTAAAGTCTAGAGAGAAATATGAAAATTCTCCTAGTGTATATGAGTATTATGATCCTGATTTGACAGTAGGATATATTCTTGGTCGTTTGTTGTTATCTATTATTCCTGTTGTTAATTTAGTTTTGGCATTTTATCAAGGAATTCAATTAGTTGGAGATTTCTTGTTGTTCATGAATAAGATACTTGATATCCCTTTGGTACCAAAGCGTTCTCGTAAATTATAATTACAAATATTTTTGTATCTATTTACAGAGAATTTGTATAAACTGTACTAAATAGACAACTGAATCTGAAGGTGACCCACGACCTCTCTGAGTCTAGAGTGATGCTTTTGGCACGTGCTAAAATTCACTTTTAGCATAAAATTGTGGATGTTTTGTAAAAGGCGTATATATAGTTACATGGGTGTTTACTTTTTGAGTTACATCTAGTAGTATTATCCTCCTTGGATTGAAAGGTTTGTAAGAAGTTTGGTTGATTTTAAGAACAGCTTTACTTCTAACAAAGAATGACGTATACTGTACGTCCTCTTCGGTAGAAACTTGGTTCCATCCTTGTTTCTAAGGTGTACCGGAGCAGTAAGTTGGATGGTATCATCCCTTAGAAAAATCACCTTATTTGATGGATGTTGAGGCAACCGCACTGGGGACTGCAGACCGAAACCGGATCTCAACATGGAACTTGTACAGCGAGGTAGCAATCCTGTACACCCGCCACGGTGATAAGCGGAGTGCAACCGCAAGTCAATAGACTAACACGTTGCATTATACTCTGCGCACCTGAAAAGAAAGATTTGTGGTTGGTCTCTACACTGCTAACTTGAGACCACATTATGCCCAATAAGTGTAAGTAGTGACACGACTGTCTTGTAAGCAGTAGAAGCTGGCGCAAATCCAGCATTGGGCACCAGATTATCAAAAGAATTTGTTTGTTAGTCAAACAAGTCTAACGCTATAGGATGCCAAGATCCTCTAGACCGCAAGTGGATGCCGTCTAGTGATCCTCACAACTCGGAGGATCTGATAAATGCTTGGACCAATTATTGGCGTCTAGCAATCAAGGTGAATGCGCGTGACTGTTAATCACGAACGAGCTCGGTTCGATCCCGAGGATGCCAGCCAATTTATCTCTCCGTGGTCTAACTGGATAAGACACTAGTCTTCTAAACTGGATGATGCGGGTTCGAGTCCTGCCGGAGAGACCAAATAATGGGTGTGATGTCCTGAAGGTAGGACCCCTGTCTGTAAAACAGAGTGCGGCCAGTCCGAAGTAGGTTCGATCCCTACCACACCCACCATTTAGAAACCTAAACTTCTGAAAAATTTATCTGGTTGATGTTCAGAAGTGGTGAAATGAACCAGATAGGTGCTGCGTTACCTGTTCATACTTATGAGTATGAATTTAAGTTCGCCTTAATCATGGGCTGTTAGTATAATGGGATTATGCTAGTTTTGCACGCTAGAGATGAGAGTTCGATTCTCTCACGGTCCACCAAATTTGTTATGTATCCATACGTAACAATACCATGCTGGATGGGTTCATCCAACTGTACAGCCGGTCGCTTGGGCTGCGATAAGGTCCACCAAATTCATGCGGAATTGGTCCAGTACGAAGGATACAGGGTTCCGACCCTGAGACGTTGGTAAAATCCGACATTCCGCTCCATATATAATCGGGCATTACGATAACTTGGCAAGTCTCGCTGGTCTGGATCCAGCTAGTGTAGGTTC